ATGAACAACTATAAAAATATCGCCGTTGAGATCGTGAATATCATCGGCAAGGAAAATATTGCCTCAGCCACCCACTGCGCCACCCGTTTACGTTTGCAGGTAAAAGATCGACAGAAAATTGATGACGATAAAATCCGCAATATTAGCGAAGTCAAAGGCGTATTTTTTAATGCTGGCCAGTATCAGATAATCCTCGGAACCGGGATCGTCAATAAGGTTTACCAGGCGTTTGTTAACGAATTCCAGGTTGCCGAAATCAGCAAGGATGAAATGACGAAGCAGAGTACGGGCCGGTTACAGCGGGGAATTCGCAATTTATCAGACGTGTTTGTGCCGATTGTCCCGGTACTCGGGGCCACCGGCCTGTTTCTCGGCCTGAAGGGGGTCATTTTTAACGATACCGTCCAGGCGTGGTTTGGCGGCAGCGTTCATCAGGTTCCGGTGGCGCTGCAAACGCTGACCACGGTGCTTTGCGACACCGCTTTCGCCTTTCTGGCGGCGTTTATTTGCTGGTCGGCGTTTAAGAAATTTGGCGGTACGCCAATTATCGGCTTCTTAATCGGCCTGATGCTGGTCTCCCCCGCGCTGCCGAACGCCTATGACGTGGCGTACGGCAACAGCAGCCCAATTTATGTATTGGGTTTTATTCCTCTGGTCGGCTATCAGGGGTCTATTCTGACCGCCCTGATCACCGGCATTATCGGCGCTAAGCTGGAAATTTTTTTCCGCCGGGTGATGCCCAACTCGATGGATCTGATTTTTACGCCGTTTATCGTCATCCTGATTGCGGTGGCCATCGCTTTACTGGTTTTAGGGCCGCTGGTGCATGCGTTTGAACATTATGCCGTGATGGCTATTCAGCAATTTCTGACGTTGCCTGCGGGTATTGGCGGTCTGTTAATCGGCTTCATCTATCCCATTGCCGTGATGACCGGGATGCATCATATGTTTATTATGAATTTAGATAACTAAAAATCGACAAATATCGTCCAGGAGCGCCGTTTTTAGCGGTTGGACAGAACAATCGATGGCAGTTGTTTACGAACTTTGGCGAACTTTGCTGATTCAAAATGCCCCATCCATGCCCCATTTGCCCCAAGGGTACTTGAGGCAATAACCATTCGCGCTGCTTACAAAGAACCCGCCAAGGGGTTGCAAACTGCCTACTTTGCCAACAGGGGACGGATACACGATTAATGAGATACGTTTCTGGCACTACTACTGCTCACGGTGACTCCCGGTAAGGATTTTGCAGCCCGGCCTAAGGCAGTGTTGAAAGCAATTAAAGTGACTGGCCGACATTCATACTTTACCCGGTTCGAATGACTCTGAAACACAAAAACATCCTCTGGATACCTTTCCCGTCGCCGAGTTATCATCGCCATCGCCCTAGGTGGGATTTCAACGCGCAGCGCTTTCAGTCTCCCCCGCTCTCGTATCAGTATTGAATCATTATCTATGTCATCGTACCGAAGCGCCAACAGCCTACCCGCACTAAGGCTCGTATGGAAAATCAATGCCCACAAATCAGCCCAAGTATCTGAGTTGTTGGCAAGTTGACTATTTATTACCAAAAATTGCGCGAACGTTAACGTTTTCTTACTACTCACAGTTAACCAATCTTTCATCTATTATTCGTGAGGTTATTATCTCAGATGTTAATTTCAGGCAACAGTAGTTAACGTGCGGTTAATCACACTCCCCTTCAAACAGGGGTAGTATCCAGCCTCAAGCTGTTGATCGTGTGCATAGCAACTCCGAGCACTTCAACAGCTCCAGGCCCCCTTAAGTAAAAACATACCCATGCAACCGGAACTTTAACTTAACTGTTCAGACCAGAATTATCTGGAAACATCAGGAATTTTCTCAGAAGATATACTCCGCGCGGAGACGCACACAGCAATAATGTCATGAAGTTTTTTTCCCCTGAGTGTGCCTGCTCCGGGGATTTTTTTATCAAACAGGACTTGTATACTGTCTCAAGTCGTTAATCGCATGGGTTGCGACTCCGAGCGATTCCACGTCTTTCAGCGCCTCACCTTCAATGCTCTCGCCTTCGGCTGTAATAAAAGAGCGTCCCATCAATTTTGCAAACTGCAGTTCGCCAGCCAGGCGGATAAGAAGGACGCTTCCTTGCGTCACCTTCAGCGATAAATCGAGAACGACATAGCCGCGATCAGTCTCTATAACCTGAGAGTTCGCGCCAATGTTGCACGCAGCCGTGACAGTCAGTCTCTGCTCAACATAGTCGGCAGCAGGTGAAGGAAACGAACTTACCATCATTACATGATCCTCCCCATATTCCTTAAAATCCAAAGCCTGTTTTCGGTGTGGTCCGGAGTTTTGTCAGCGAAGCACGACTGATAGCGCTCTATCCAGCGATTGGCTTCTGACTCTGAGAAATGAATGCCCCGCAGCATCAAACAAGAGATGAAGTCTCGTGTGTGTAGATACTGATAGCCTTTCGAGTTCCGAAGAATTGCCTCCCGAAAGGCCTGGTTGATGTCTGATTGTCGAAGCATGATCTGCCCTCCCATAAATACTGTTTATGCATACAGTAATTTTGTTTAGGGGGAAGATCAAGAAAGGAAGCGGCTATCAATCTTCATCACTGCCCAGATCAGCAATAACGGACATCCGTGTCCAGTATCGGGTTACGGTAGCTGCGCCTGAAACAGCCACGCACATTCAGCCAGATATTTCTGCTCCAGGTTAGCACCGACCCGGTTAACGCCAGTGTAGAGCATCATCGACAGCACCCCAGTATTCAGTACTTCCTGAACATTTACCGAGAGCTCGGTTTTGTAGACATCAAACCGGGCCATCAGATAATCAACCGGTGCGCCCGGTGTCGTCACATCAATTGCCCTGACCTGGCCGCCAAGCCCGTCCTCAGTGGTACGGTAAATCACATAGATTTTCCCGTACCGTGTACACACAATCAGCGGACGTGATGACGTACCCGGCAGCAGGGAGTCGCTTGTGTTCTCGGTGTAGGTGAAGTCCGAGGCGGGCTCCGTATGCCAGGCGGTGCCATCCCACCACAGATGGATAATCTGCGTGTAGCCGTTACCATCCAGTTGCCAGTAGACCGTGTGGTAATACCCCTTCAGGTCGACGCACGCGCCGTTCTGGTTGACGTATCCACTGCCCTGACCGATAACCACAGGCTGCTCGCTGTTGCCTGGATAAAGCGGCACGGCATACGAAGTGGTACCCGCGGCATTCGTGAACGTGCTCCCCTTATCGGCAGATTTAGCGTAATACAGGCCGGAGTTCGAATCCGCCGAGCTGGCATCAATGCGGATGCCGTACCCGACGTGCAGCACGCCGCTCTTGTCGACACAGATAGTTTGCTCGTACGGGTTACCGCCATCCGGTGATGAGATAAGCAACTTTTTCGTCCCGAACTGACGGGTCGTGTCATTAAACGTATTGATGTAATACGCCCCCGCACCAGAACCTCCCTCGCGCCAGAAAACCTGTAGCGTGCCATCAGGATACTTGACGAACCTCGGGTAGGTCACCGTGCTGTCAGTAAACGTAATAGCCGTCCATGCCGAGATATCGTGCGGATTATTTGAGATAACGCACCGGCAGTTATTCACATGCTGGTTACCCGATACGACAATATAGCCGTCCTTCGTCACCGCGATGCTGAACGAGTTGTGCCCGTCCTGGGCATTCGGTGAGGCAAACGGATTTCCTGCAATAGTGGACAGGTCGAACCTAGACCAGGGGCCGCCATAAATGCTGCGCTGCAGGATGTTAGGCAGGCGACCCTGCGCAATACACACCACATACTGATAATCGCCAAACGTCACAATTCCGTTCTGCTGATAGCTCGGAGAGTTATACAGCCAGGTCGTATCCAGTTTGACGGGCAGCAGGTCCATTGACGGCGTGCAGATGGCCCCCTCACCGGTCACCACCGGCGTGTCACCACCATCCGAGTATTTCGGCCCGATGCGGTTAATGGAGTGCGCCAGTGCTGAACCGTCGGTATTCTTCAGGCGCACGCGGATAGCGATATAGCCGTCCTCCGGCGCGGTGACCTCCACGGTCTGATATCCTGCCGCCGGAGCGTTGGCCAGCACCTCAGACAGGTATTTCTTGTTCCAGTCAAGCTGAGAGATATAGGTTAATACGGAACCTGAAGATACGTTAAAAACGCCATAGTAGCGGACTTTATCTCCTTTCCTGACCGGGACAAACTTCATGCACCACGCATCACCGCTGATGCTTTGATACACGCCGTTTTTGTAGAGCACGTAATTCATCAGCACTTCGGCGGACGCAGTCACATCCACAGCGGCACCATTGGCCTTGATCGACTCCAGATCGCGGTTATTCGCCGGAACAGGGACGTATTCCGTGCCGCGTGATTCCGTTTTAACCACGCTTTTTTGCCAGAAAATTTCCGACCCTGGTGCACCTGAAATCAGTGACCCCGAGTTAGTGGCGACGTTAACGTAGAGCGTACCGGCAGATGGCGCCGTATATTTGCTGTCAAAGTCCTGATAAGCCGCCAGCGACAGCGGGTTACCCAGGACAACAACCGCGCCTCCGGAGTCCGGCACAAATACCGCGGCACTTATTCCATTGGTGTCGGTTTCACTTTGCCGCCCGCGGCCTTTGAAAAATGCAACATCACCGGCATCAAGATGCGTTGTCATGTACCAGCGGGTTACTGAGCTGATAATCGCCCCTGCGTTATCCACATAACCTGGAATGCGGGCGCTGCTGTCTGTACCGTAGATGTTTATCATCACTTCGTCGCTTGAAGACGAGGCGAAGAAATTCGACATCAGCGCCTTAGCTGGCAGCGGCGATTTTCTTTTGATGGTGTGCGTCTTGGTGACGCCGGAATCCCGCAGGCGAACCCGTATCGCGATATACCCGTCATGAGTGGCCGCGACACTGACGGTGTTATATCCGGTCAGGCCAGTATCACCCAGCAACTGGGCAATATAGTTTTTACGGGTATCCAGCTGCGAAATATATGTCGCCGTTGAGGTAGTGAAGGTATTAAACCAGCCGTAATACTCCACGACGTCACCATCCCGGACCGGGAAAAGCGCAATTGCCCAGTCGCCGTACGTGCTGCTGTCTTCCGGGATGACCTGAATCGCGCCGTTCGAGAACAGCACCTGGTTGTTCACCATCTCCGCGCTGGCGGTCACATTCTCCGGACTGCCGTTTGCCACCACGGCCTGCATATCGCGCGTGGCAATATCATTGCCCGCGACGGTAACGCCGATATCCTCAACCCCGAGCACGCGCGGGTTGTAGAAAATATTCTCACCGATAACTCCGGAAATCAGGGTTCCGCGGGTCTCGTCTTCATACAGCACGGTGTTTAAATAAAACGTTCCTGCCTCGGTAGCAGTGAAATGTCCGTCCGTATAAGACGTGACGTTCAGAGCCAGCGGCGCAGGGGCGATAACGGTGATGTTTCCAGCGTCGGCAACAAACAGGGCGTTGGGGATATCCGCTTCACTCGCGGTCATCTTTGATGCATGTTTTGCCTTGTAAAAGGCCGTGTCACCTGATGCCATGACGACCGAAATCAGCTTACGGGTGGCAGAGCTCGCCTTCGTGCCGTCAACGGTGATGTATTCTGCTGTTACCGTTCCGTTGGTCACATCACCAAAAGTGACGTACTCCCCTTCATTCAATGAAGACGCAGCCTGTTTAGAGAAATCCGCTACCTCGCCCACTGACTGCTGTGAAGGCATTTGACGCCCGGTAGCCTCCAGTGTTCCGCCGTTGTTAATGTACTCATCGGCAAGTGAACTGCCATCCGCGCTGCGAACATAGGTCGTCGATCCATCCGGGATATTCACAATATCAGCCTGAGCGGCTGACAGAGTCATATACTGACGACTGAGGGGGATCAGGTTCTGGCGGGTCTCCTCGACAACCTTATCCCCTTCAGCCTTAATTCCGTCTACTGTGTAGTGCTCGCCGCCGAGACGATCGGTGTACGTCAGCTCAGTGCTGGTGACAACCTTATCCAGCATGGCGCCGCCATAAACTGCGTCCCGGATATCTGTGCTAGGCACATCATTGTCGGTCGGGGTTGGGAGTGGTACTTGTGCCATTGTGCATGTCGCCCTATATAAATGGCGCACGAAGCCCTCAGAAGTAAATCTGATGGTGTGCGCGAAGGTTGTTATTACTGCTGTGTGTTACGGATAAATCGAGTCTGAATACTCAGTGAGCGAGAGAGTTTGAGTATCGTCACCATTGGGTTTGGCGCTATCTACGCGCCATATTGTGGAGTTCAGTTCCGAGTCGGTAGCGATGAAATACCGGCTTGGGTTTTGCACATTTACGCGGTCATAAATGTTGAGTTCGAAGGTATCGGCTGCGGCCTGGAATGCCTTGGCCTTGCCACTTACCGGATAGGCCCGCCAGCGCCCGCGGTAATTGCCGAGGCTGTCAGTCATCACCACCCACATATCTCCGAGCGTAAAATCGATGCGCTCAGAGGTACTGAACACATCCCCGTTACGGGAGGTGATATATCCGTTCTGCTGCTTGTTATCGTACATATCAGGACACTGCACCACCGCGCCGCGGATAACTTGCGTCGATTCCAGAACTTTCACCGTCATACCGACGCGCGAGAGCATAATACGGCGCGCCTCAAGCCACGCCCTGTCCTCCGCCTGCACCTTGTTACGGGAACCGTCCAGGCTGATCTGCAACGCGTTGATGGTCGCATCCTCAACCTCAACAATCCCGCTCTGGTCAATCTGCAGGTAGATATAGGCCTTCTTGTTGGTGAGCGGGTCGACATAATCTACCGTGACGCCGTCGTAACCGCCGGGCAGTGACATCTGCCAGGAAACTTTATACTCGTCCCAGAACATGTTTGAGCGCGCGAAAACCGCATCAGGATTCTCGACTTTCTCATCACGCCAGAAGGTCAGCACATCACCGATGTTGTTCCCATCGACTCGGGCCACATTGCAGATGGTTTTGATGCGCTCGCCGAGGGACAACTTTTCATCCGAGAAGGTGTAATCGAAGTATCCCAACTCAGGAACTGTTATCGAATCGGCGATCGCGTACAGCGTAGCGATATCGATGCTCGCAGCGTCCTGCCTGCCGATGACTATCCATTCATGCAGTACGGCGTCGGCAAACGAGCGGCTTGGGCGCAGCGTGTAATCAATCAGGCCAGTGGTGCGGTCGTAGCTGATGGTATGGCGCTGTGCGAGCATGTTATATTTCTGCTCGCGGTTACTGTTGCTGTTGTTCGGCCCCTTTATGGTGACTTTGGCGATAGTGTCGTCAGGGTAAATCACGTTTTCGCGCACATTCACCGCATGGATCGCCATCAGTGTCACGACGTTACCATCGTTGCTGTTATCCAGGCGCTCAATCGTCACAGCGTAACGCCCGGCGCCGGCGGCCGGTGTGTATTTGTGCGAGGTGCGAAAATACCGCGTAGTCACCTGGAAATCGTTATCGAAGAAATAATCGTACTGCTCTGAAGTCCCAGGTATCTGGTTGTTGCTGTCGTCGACCTTCCAGAACCGGATCCGATAGCGTGACGTTCCCGCCGTTGCGCCGAGCTGCA